AAACGTGTTTGAATGGTTGAATACTGTTTAGTCAACTTCGATGAAAATACATTCTCCGGGACACTCTTCTGCGGCATCAATTGTGTCAGCAAGCAAGTTTTCAGGAACTTCTGCCTGACCTTCCGCCATTTGATAAACAGGCCCATCTGCATTACCGTTTGGCCCCTTTACGTTCGGCCACTGCACTTCTTTAACATATGCTAAACCGTCATCGTGCATCTCAAAAATATCGGGGCAGATTTCTGCACACAGTCCATCCCCCGTACACAAATCTTGGTCGATCCATACCTTCATATTTCCTCCTCAAATGATAATTTCTATTTTACGCCTGATACCCATACCTAATCCTGCACATAAGTTAAATGCGTGGGTAGCGGCATCAACTTGGTCGTCGTGGACTCTCGCTTCTGGGAATGATGATACTTCATCAATAAAGTCCGTGTTCCACGATGCTCTAATTAGTTTAACATTTCCGTTAGCCACTGCTGCGGCAAAAGGCTTTGCTCTAGTAACTTTATCACCTGTTGCTCTTTGTCCAGAAAAGTTGTAACCCGGAAGAACATATCTGGCGTACTGGTCAATCAAGTTCTTGCCTGCTGATCCCGGCTCTTGTTCCATCTGAATCATAATTTCAGGGCCATCTTCTTCAGCAGTTTCTCTAACGAACTTTTCAACCTTTTCCCCTTTGGCCCTGATGCGGCGAACATCCAGAATATAAAATATTCCGTTATCAAAGGCACCTAAACAACCGACTGTCCAGTCAGGGTCGGGGTTAGAGTTTGAGGGTTCTGTTCCTGCCAAGTCCCAGAATCGGACTACAGTTGTGTCTTTGCTGAGTTCTGGAACTTCACTAGGTTCGATAATTTCAAAGTTGTTTCTATCGAACATTGAACCGAGGGTTGTCGCCCACCAGTCACCAAACTCTAGCCGCTTACGTTCGATTGGGTCAAGTTCTGAAAGCATGGCACGGTACGATGTTGGGTCGATTCCGGGGTTATCTGTAAGCATTGAAGGAATGAAGATGCGTCCGTTGTCCTTACCTTCTACTAAGAACCGTTGGCGTACCCAGTTTGGTGCAGGGTTAGTGGCGCATCTCATCCGCAAAGGGACTGTGGATAATGGCCCTGTTGCCGGACGGCGTAGACGAGAGAACATGTACCTATAATCAGACTCTCTTATTTCTGTAACCTCATCCATCCCAATAAACTGAAACTCTGAACCCTTATATCGCAAGTAGTCATTTACGTTATTCAAATAACCGAACGTAATGCGTGCTCCCGAAGGGAACGTTGCAGTGTATTGGTTGGCGTTCCAGTTAACATCATCGAATTGCATGATCCACTCTCGGAAACGGTCCATGAGGGCACCGGGAAGCGCAAGGTCTGCGTATGTACGACGGAACAGGATTGCTGAGTAGTTGGGAACGTCCACGTATTGCAAAGCAGCCATGATTAAAGCAGAAGATTTACCACCGCCCGCCGCTCCGCCAAACATAACTTCTTGTCCTTCTGAACGAAGAAACACTTTTTGAGTTAACGACGGCTCCTCAACCCAGTATTCTGAACGACGTGGCTCTAAGTATTCTTTGATTTTCTGCCAGTCTTGCGTTTGCGTTGACATATCTGCTTGTCTCCTAGACAAATAAAAGGTACAGTATACCTATGAGGAATATTCTAAATCGTCAGGCCATCGCCCATTTACTCATGGGCGCTGGTATACTATTAGTAGGCTTTGGTATTAGTATACTGAGTTTGGGGTGGGGTCTGGCAAGTGCTGGCCTTGCTTGTGGAATTTACGGCTATCTGCTAGGGGCTGAATAATGGCGTGGAACTCAGGTTCAAACAAATCCTTACAGAATATCAGTGATGGTCAAAAAGCGGCACCTATTTCTGTGGGTGCCCCCATCTCTTACAGTCCTTCTCTCGGGGAGAACCGAGGGTATCATGACGGCTGGGATATTACAAAGGCTTACCGAGACGGTGTTTCTAAGGTAACTTGGGTATTCAGATGCATTGATGTGATTGCATCTAATCAGGCCCGTCTGCCCATGATTTTCCGTAAGGACAACAACCCATTTGGTGAAGTTGTTGCAAACAACCAGATGCTGAAACTTTTTAACAATACTGCTAATGACGGTGAGAATGCTTTCGCATTTCGGTATCGGCTTTCAGCACAGTTGCTTATGAGCAGCCGTGGTGCGTTTGTTGAAATTGTTCGTGGGCGTGGCGGGGCACCAATTGCTTTACACCTTCTCCCTCCACAAAACACATCCCCTATCCCAGATGTAACGAAGTTCGTTAAAGGTTTTGAGGTAAAGATTAACGCCACAGAGAAGCGTACCATTAAGCCAGAAAATGTTATTTGGATTCGCCGCCCCCATCCCCTTGACCCCTATCTGTCCATGACGCCTATGGAAGCAGCGGGGGTTGCTATCGAACTTGAAAATTTGGCTAAAGTTTACAACCGGAACTTCCTGATTAACGATGGTCGCCCCGGTGGCTTGCTCGTTCTTCGTAGTGAAATTGCTGATGAAGACAAGGAAGAACTGCGATCACGGTTCCGTGGTAATATTGGCCGAGCAGGGTCTGTCGGAGTTATTTCTTCTGACGACGGTGCAGATTTTGTTGATACCGCTGCTAGTCCACGTGATGCTGCTTATATCCAGATGCGCACAGTAACAAAAGAAGAGATTTTGGCCGCATTTGGCGTTCCTGAGTCTATCATTGGTAACTCCTCTAACCGAACATTCTCCAATGCCATGGAAGAGGGCAAGGTGTTTTGGATGGAAACAATGTCTCCTCACCTTGATTTGATCGCTCGCTCTTTCGACAAGATTGACGATACTTACTTCGTGGACTTTGATACTTCTAACGTACCGATTTTGGTGCTAGCAAAGCAGGAGCGGGAACGTCATTATTTGACTGAGTTCCAAACTGGTCTTATTAGTGCCAATGAGTATCGTGAAGCCTCTGGCCGCAAGCGGGTTGTGTCAGACATTGCTGATTCGTTGCTTTCCAACCCAAATCAGACTCCAATCGCTAATACCGAAAAGGCCATGAATGAGCAGACCGGTGTAGAAAGTGGCGTCCCTCTAGACGTTCAAGCCCAAGAGGCACAGCAGTCCGTAGTGACCGAGTTTAGTCCTGAAGCGGGCGGTTTCGTAGAGGCTGGTACTGTAACCGGTACTCAAAATATTGAGGCTCCGGCTTCGGCTGTTCCGAGTGAACTTGAGGGAGATGAACCGGAGGGTAGGAAGAGCGCCCCTTTTCAACGAGCCTAAAGTTTGGTGATTTAGCAAAGAATTCCCCGTGGGAGCAGAAAGCACTGTATCGGGTTGATTCTTTAGAGGCTCAGGTTTCTAAGCAGTTAGATGATATTATTGATTCTCAGGAAGAAGCAACTCTCGCTGCGATTGCGGCCCCCACAGCGACTGCTTTGTTAAATTTAGGAACGGATTCTAATTTTGCTTCTGTGGTTCCTATGACTGAGTTAGCCGTAAGCACTGCACCTTTACTCGCATCCATGCGTAGTATCTATGAGCAGGCGGTGTCCGACAACATTCAAGAAGGGTTTGGGGACACTGTAACAGAGCAACAGGCAGAAGCGGCAGTTTCAGAGCACATAGCCACGGTAAACGAATTCAATAGTACTACTCAAAATCAAGTTGCTCAGGCGTTGGGCGCTGCTTCTGTTGCGAAAGCAGAAGATGGCGGGGACATAGACGTTGCCTTTAAGGCTATTTTGGCGGCAACTTTAGTCAAAGCGGTTTTCAATAAATTACGCAGCAACCGCAAACGAATGATTGTAGATTCTGCTGTTTTAGGTCCTTACAATCAAGGGCTATTTGATTCTGCCAGCAATAGCGATGTTGCTTTGAATAAGCAGTGGATTTCATTAAAAGATGAGCGAGTTCGGATACCGCACAAGCAGTTGCATGGTGACATTGTGCCTGTAAGTAGCCCATTTTTTGTGAATGGCGTTCCAATTAGGTTCCCGAAAGACCCAGTTGCTCCGCCTTCATTAACTATCAACTGTCGTTGCGTGTTGAAGTTTACCAGATAAATATATAAAATACCCCTGAGCACTTTTATATAAACCCTACTTGACGTAAGTCACTGAGGGGATACTATATTAATGTTGCAATGTCCTTAAGGAGAGTCATGACTACTTTAGTTGAGTACGCAGATGTCGTTGAAGACACTGATCCCGCATTTGATTTCAAAGCAATTTCCGGCCAGATCGGTATCGACAAGGCACAAGGCATTGTTGAAGCCTTTGTCTCAGGTATCGGCAATAAGGATTCAGTTGGCGATGTTGTCGTCTCTGGAGCGTTTAATGGCTCGTTGAAGCGCCGTAAGCCTCGTGTTGTTTGGGGTCACGACTGGAATCAGCCAATTGGTAAGGTTCTGGAAATTTACGAAGTTCCCAAGTCTGACCCTCGCCTTCCTGAAAAGATGAAGAGTGCCGGTATCGGCGGTCTTTTTGCAAAGGTCCAGTTCAATCTGAACACCGAGCGGGGACGTGAAGCGTTTGCGAACGTGGCATTCTACGGCATGGATCAGGAATGGTCAATCGGCTATAAGACGATTAATGCTGATTTTGACGCTTCTCGTCAGGCTAATATGCTTAAGGAAGTAGAACTGTACGAGATTTCTCCGGTTCTGCATGGGGCCAACCAGTTGACTGGCACAATCTCTGTAAAAGACGATAATGAAGGAACTTCTGAGAAGGGTGGAATGTACAACATGGATGACGACAAAGACGCTCCTTCCAATCGTGCAGATGCGATGTCTGCAATGATGGGGCGGATGCTTTCCCAAGCACTTCGTAAGCCGGTTCAAATTCTAGAGATTAATGACAATAGCGTTGTTTTCCAGACTGGCGAAAACATGATTTGGATGGCTACATTCAACCGTGAAGGTCAGCAGATCATGATTGGTAAGCCCACTCGTGTGAAGCCTATGACAACTTATACTCCAATGGGAGATGCCGCACCTACGTCGATGATGGTGAAGGACCCAGATGAGAAGGATGCCGAAGAGCCTGAAGGTATTCGTGACGCTAATCCAGAGCAGGGAACTTGGGCTACGCCTGACATTGCTCTAGCATGGTCGAAGACTTTTGGCTGCTCAGGCTACCATTCACATGGTGGGGGCTATCTGCCCTGCGAGACACACGACGAGTACCTAGAGGCTCTTGAGAAGTTTGATGGAA